GCCAGGGGCGGACTTTGCGACGAGCGGCGGGCGGAGCGCCTTGGCCGGCTTGGGCTCGAAGGGTTTCACGACCAGCCGGTCAAAGACGATGTCGAAGTCGGGCGGTGCGAGCTCGTCGAGGTTGGGCTCGCCGTGCCAGTTGTAGGACAGCGAAACGTGTGGCCGGAACTCCGGGAACGTGGGCTCGGCGCCATACGTCGCCTGGAAATACCGGCGCATGAGGCTCAAGCCTTCCTCCGCGTCGTAGATCTCGATGACCGGCGTGTCGCGCTCGGGGCCGAGGAGATCGAAGCCGTCGCTGAGCACCTTGATCGGCGCGATGATGTGGTCGGTATCAGGCAGCGTGATCGAATTCTTCGACACCAGCAGCGTGACGTGGAAGTCGAACTGTTCGGGCTCGATGACGCGGCCGCCCCACTTGCGGGTGAGATCGAAGCCGGCATTCATCGCCCACACGCGCAGCGCGTACTGCGTTTCGGTGCTGGCGGCGAGGAAGGCGATCTTCTGCATCAGATCAGTGCCCAACCGTGAACTGGCGCAGCAGCGCCGAGACGTGATGGGGCGGCTCCGACATGCCGCCGGGGGTCGCTGGCTCGCGGTTCTCGTACCAGTGCGCCGCGAGCATCTTGACCGCCTGGCGCAATCCCATGGGGACGTCGCTGGCGTTGCTGCCGTAGCCGGCCGTGAAGGTGATGACGATGCCGGCGCGATCGCGCTGCAGGACCGGCCACACCGCGCCGCGCCGCTTGATGAGCCGGCCGAAGCCATGCTCGGCCGCGGCGTAGTAGTTGGCGCTGTCCCACTCGGTCTCGGCGCCGGCCTCGTCGAGCGTCGCGACCTTCGTCACGGCGAGGAAGGGCGCCTTGCGGATCTCAATCTCGGGCGCCTCGAGGATGGTGATCGGCGCTTCCCGAATGCCATCCCACCAGTCGTCCGATCCTTCGCCGGCGCAGGGCCAGACGTCGAGCGTCAGCTTCCAGGTCTCGGTGATGAGGGCGCGGCCGGTTCGCCTGGAGATAAAATCGCGCGCCGAGGAGATCAGGGCCTCGAGATAGCCGTCGCCCTCGTAAGGCGCATCGAGGCGAGCGTGCAGCTTCAACTCGTCGACGGTCACAGGTTCGCTCGCCGGCCCCGAGACCATCTCCAACGATCCTGGGAGGGGGTGGCGCATTAGGATAGTTTCTCCTGGCCGTATTTGCCTCGGGGAGCCCGCACGCAGAGGCGCGGGCTACCTCTCATGCCCCGGCTATTTCTTGCCGCCCTTGGCCTTCGGCGCGGATTTCGGTTCGCCCGTGGCTTCGGGCTGGGTTTCGTCGCCTTCGGGCGCGTTCTGGACCTCGCCCTTGGCTTCGGCGGCCTTGTATGCCTCGGCCGGATCGGCGCTCTTCGTCTGGAAGAACGACAGGGCCAGGCTCTCGGGCAGGTCGTATTCCTTGCCCTTCTCGTACTTCACGGGCGTGTGGCCGTTCGGGTAACCCTCGTCGTCCTTCAGCATCACGACCTTGATCGTCGCTTGCATCGTCGGTCTCCTGGTTGGGTGCGCAAAAAGAACGGGGCCCGAAGGCCCCGCTCAGTCCGATGATCAGGCGCCGGTGGCGTTGCCGCGTACGCGGGGCTTCGACACCGCGGCGACGGCAATCGGCGTGTCGCCATCATCAGCGCCTGTCGGCGTGATGGTGAGCTTCACCCACCGCTTGGTGCCGGCGTAGCCGATCTTGCGCAGCCCGCTGTCGGCCGCGAACGTGAAGCCGGCATCGCTTTCCGTGCCGAGCAGCTCGGCATCCGGCACGGGCGCGCTATCGGTGATCGAGGTCGGAGCGCTCTCGCTGTCGACCGCGTCGCCGTGTGTCACCTCGACGGCGTAGGTCGCGTTCGCGTCCGACAGCGTGCCGAGCAGGATGACGAACTCGAGGCCCATCTTGTCCTGCATGTCGACGATTGACGTGCCCAGTGCCGTGGTGCCCTGGTCGTTGTTCGCCGCCGGCGCCAGCACGTTCTGGAACTGCAGCGTGGTATGAAGGTCCTGAGGGATCATGTCCCGGTCTCCAATGATCGGAAGTCAGAAAAGAGAGGCGGGATCGCAGCCCCGCCTCGCGGCATCGCTGCAGATCAGGACGAGCCGAACTTCAGCAGCTTGATCGCGTCGCTGTCCACCACCGCGCCGCCGACGCGCTTCGTCGTGTAGACGAGCACCCGGGGCTTGTCGGTGAAGGGATCGCGCAGCTGGCGGATGCCCTGCCGGTCGACGATCAGGTAACCGCGGCGGAAGTCGCCGAGCGCAACCGATCGGCTGTCCGCGCCGAGGTTCGGCATGTCCGAGAATTCCTTCACCGGGTAGTTCAGCACCATGTCCACGATGCCGTTCGCGCCCAGCCGCGGATCGTAGATGAAGTTGCCGTTCTGATCCTTGAACTTGCGGACGGTGCCCAGCACCGTCTTGTTCATCGCCCAGGTTAGATTGGCCCGGTACCCGGCGTTGAACATGTAGATCAGATCGAGCAGGTCATCTGCGGGCGACACCGACGCCGAGCCGGTCTTGAACGCACCCGACGATCCCGTCGCCTTGTACTGCAGCGTCCCGAAAGCCCGGGTCGCATCGGCCGTCGTCGCGATCGGGTAATCGAGGAAACCTCTGGGCTTGTTGGTGCCGTTGCCGGTGACGAAGGCGGAATTCTCAGCTCGGCCGAAGCGATCCGAAATCTTGCCGTTGAGCCACCCTTCGACGTCGAAGCCGGCGTCGTCGAGCATATTCTGCGTGATCTTCGGCATAGCCGAGATCTCGTGCACCGGGATTTCCATCTCGGCGACTTGCGGCGTCGAGGTGGCATTGCGCGTCGACTGCTCCCCGACCCACTCGTAGCCAACGTCGTCGCGGTCGATCGGGATCTTCAGCGACGGCGCGGAGATCGACATCACCGATGCGATCGACCGCATGTCGCTGGTCTCGCGCAGCCGGGTGATGATCTGATCGGACCGCGCGGGTTCGATGAAGAAGCCGCCATCGGGCGCCGAGCCCACGGACAAGGTCTTCGTCTCGTCTGCGGTGAGCGCCTTCTCTCCGATCCGGAGCATGCGGAGGGAGGCCTCGGCGTAGGCTTTGCGCTCGGCGGCGGCTTTACTCAGATCGATTGCCTGGCCGGATGGTGTGCTCCAGCGGCCGAACTCATGGTTGGCCTTGGCCTCGAGTGCGGCTGCTTTCGCGTCGACTGCCGGAGCGCCGGTCTGGCGCTCGCGGTTGATCTTCTTGTAGATGCCGTTGATCTCGGACTTGATCTCCTCGAAGGCGTCGTTGGTCTTCTTCCACTCCGCCTTCGTCACCGCGTCTTCGCCGCCCTTCTTGACCTGCTTCTCGAGTTCCTCGGTCTTCGTCCGGTTCGCGGCCAAGGCCGATTGCAGGCTGTCGAATAGGGACTTCACTTCCTGGGGCAGCGCCCCGTTTGCTTCACCAGCCATAGCTGATCTGTCCTACGATTGAGCTGTTGCGTTCAGACGTCGCAGCTCGGCCGTAAGGGCAGACCAGTCGACGTCCGGTGGCGTACTCGCCACCTCGCGACCAGCGTCCTGCTTGGTTTTGAGGAGGGACTTGAACCCGAGCGACATGATGTGCCGGGCATCCGAGCGGCTAAACCCAGCGTCCTGCGTGAGTAGCCTTTCGAATTCTCGCTCGGTGCTGATCGGCAAATCAGCCTTCACCGAGGTGATAGCAGCTTCTTCGAGCATTGGGAACATGACGACGCTGATCTCGCGCAAATCGACCTCTTCGAGGTACCGCACGCTGTTGCCGCGATCGGCGGACGACTTCACGGTGCGGAAGCCGATCGACAAGCCGTCGAGGATCCGCGCCTTCAGCATCGCATGCACTTCGCGCGCTTTGGGCAGCGCGTCGATCAGCAACCGGCCCTTGGCCTTGAGGCCGTAGCTGTCCTCGGCGAGCTCGAGCCATGATCCGATCGGCTCGTAGTTGTTGTGCTCGTAGAGCATCTTCACGCCGATGCTGCCGCGCTGCTGCAGGGATCGCGCGAACGCACCCTTGCGCACGATGTCCTGCCCCTGGTCCTCGACATCGAACACGGAGGCGTAGCCGGAGAACACGCCGGCGTCGTCGAGGTCTTTCACCTCGAGGCGCACGGACTTCGTCTGCAGTTTCGTCATCAGGTCCCCCTACACGTCGGATGCGAGCAGCGTCGCGTCGACGATCGAGATCTTCACTGCCGCACGAGCGCGGAAGCGATCCGTCGCGGCCGGCGTGTCGGTTTCCGCCGGCGCGACGCCTACCTCGTCGAGCACATCGCCCCACACGATCTGCTCGACGTCCGTGATGCGCGCGGTCAGTGGGGTAAGCCCGTCGCCGACGCGCAGCTCGCCGCGCGCGAGTGCACCAGGCTCCGCCGGCGTCCCGGCCGGCACGCTGAGCCGGACGATTGTCGGACGCGAGAACATCGAGGGCGGCGAGCTCGACCAGCCGAAGCCGAGGCTGTCCGGG